TGACCCTTACCGTTGCCTAATGAGCCCTCCCGCCTTCGTGTATGCCGATTAAAGTCGAAATACACGGGATTTCTCAGGTGGATAAGTTGGCCGATCTATTCAATCGGTCACGGGCGATCCTCATGGAGAAGATGATGGAGGCCTCCAAGAAGTTCGCCTTTGATGCACAAGCTAGGACCAAGAAAGATTATTTATCTGGGCCACGTCCGTCCAGATTGGGCGCACCATCTGGAAGACTCCGATCCTCTATCACGTCCGATATCCGAAGAACAGGGGAGATAATAGAAATCACAAACGGAACCAATATCCAATACGCTCCAATTCACGAATTCGGATTTAGTGGAACGGTCGATGTTGATGCACATCGTCGGATTGTTACGAAAGTTTTCGGGAGGAGTGTTGGTGCGGTTATTCAAAGCGTTGGTGCCCACAAAAGAAACATGAAAATGCCGAAACGACCATTCTTAGGTCCAGGAATGGAAGATGCTCGACCAGCATTTGAGGAAAGAATTCAGAAGATACTGGGCAATGTTCCGTTCGGAGAAGCCAGTGGCGAGTAAGAGGGAAACCATCATCGAGTACCTAAAGAATACGGTTCTGCCTCTTATCACAGAGGAGAATGGTTATACGCACACGGTTAAGACAATCCGACGTGGCCTTAAGTCACGCACCGCACTCGGCGAATCTGATTATCCGGCCATCTTCATACCTGGTGTCGATGAGAGACGCTCGAGAATAACTCACAACCAATTTAAAGCTGACCTGAGCGTCGTCCTCGTGGGCTATGTGAAGAACTCATCCGACAGCCCTAATGATGACGCAACCGGAGCCCAGCAGGATTTGGATGAGCTTATCGCCGACATGACGAAAGCCATTGAAACGGACCCAGAGCAAGGCGGGAACGTCAAGAACACTCAGATCACAAGCATTTCAACAGACGACGGGGACCTCCTCCCAATTGCGGGTTGCGTGATGACCGTCGAGTTCATGTATGTGTCAGAAGGCACAACACCGTGAGGAGATACCAATGATGAAGAACTACAAAACCCGAGATATGAAGCCGGCCAAGCCGACGGCTTTGGTGTGTATCCGTGAATGCGAAGCGCCTGGAATAGGCGCCTGGAAGGTGGGGGACATCGTTGAAGACGAACGTGCTCTCGAATACCTGAAAGACAATCCCAATTTCAAACCTAAGGAGGCTTAAGCCATGGCGTATTACGGAACACAGCTACAAAGATTTGGACTGGCAAAAGAAGCAACTAGGGGAACCTCTGAATCAGCACCAACCAAGTGGTACCAGACTCGCGGACGCGCTGAACTTAACTACGCGCTGCAACACCTGGAAGATCAGGGGATCAGGGGCATATCCGCCAAGCTTCCCCCGTTGGCTGGAACCAAAGTAGGCGACGGGAAAATCCCCTTGTACTGCGATGCCCAGATGTTGGGCGAGTTGTGTTATTCGCTCTTCGGTGGTGTTTCAAGTGCGCAGCAAGCGGCGACGGTTGCTTATAAGCACACCTTCACGCGCGCGGCCACCATCACCCCTCAGTCTTACACGTTCTTCCTTGATCGCAACATGAACGTGCTTAAGTACAACAACGGAGTGGTGAAGCGTTTGGGCTTTAAATCCAGCGTGAATGGACTGATCGAAGTCGAAGCGGATGTGCTCTTTAAATCTGAAGCCAGCGGTTCAATCGGTTCTCCTACCTTCCCAACTCAGAAGTACGGAAGCTTCCAACAGGTGGCCGTTACAATAGCCGGGGGCGCCAGCACCGATGTCAAAGAATGGGAAGTGAATATCGACAACGGTGCGAAGCCGTTCCGTACGTTGGCCGGGAGTCAGGACGTCAATGACATTGTGGCGCCGGACCCCATGACGGTGGATGGTTCGATGCTGGTTTACTTCCAGAACGCAACCGAGCGTGACAAATTCATCGCCAATACTTCTGTGGCTCTCCGTTTCTTAGTTGAAGGCGCGACGATTGCCAGCACCTACAAGTACACAACGGACATCAACATCTACGACGCCAGATACAAGGCGTTTCCATATGGTGAAGATGAGGGACTTCTCGCCGCTCAAGCTCAGTTTGAGGGTTTTTACAGCACCTCGGACTCCAAGCAAGTTCAGATCGACCTGACCAACACCGACGAAGAATACTGATGAAACAGACCTCTCTGATTAGAGAGATTGTTCGGCTTCAGCCCGCGAGCCCTGAGTATGAGGACCTTCGTACTCGGGTGCTCGCGCGGGAGCCTGACGCCTTGGCCAAATGGGTTTATTACTCCGTTTGGCGAATGATCAAACGGGATAAGTCCATTCCCGTTAAGAAGCGAATTCCCGCCTTCAAGAATCTCCTTTCCAAAGTAGATGTTCAGGTGGAAATAGATGGCTGAACAGCGCCTTAATCTATCCATCAAGGTAAACGCGGAGACCGGCCAGCTCGAAGTGATGGGCGCCAAGCTCAGCGATATCGCTGGGAAGGCGAAGCAGACCGGCGGTTCGTTTTCAGGATTAACAACTGAAGCTAAAGGGCTCGCCTCAGGTCTCCTTCCTTTTGCGACAGGTGCGGGACTGGTTGCCTTCTTCACCGCCGCGGTTAAAGGAGCGGAAGAAGAAAACGAATCACTCCGGCGCCTTCAGTTTACGCTCGAAGCCAATGGCGTGGCATGGGCCCAGAACAAGCAGGAGATCATCAACTGGGCCACGGCCATCCAGTCTTCTACACGTTTTGCCGATGGGGAGACCCTTAAGACTCTCGACAAGTTGACCCGCGCGACAGGAAACCTTAAGCAAGCACAGTCGGCCACCATCCTCGCGCAGAATCTTTCCGTCGCTTCCGGGAAAGACCTCGCCTCGACTACTCAACTAGTAAACGACCTGATCCTTAAACAGAGCCGTGGTGTTTCGATGGCAACAAAGGAGTTCGGATCATTCACGGAAGGGGCGACAACGGCACAGGGTATTCTAGATGCCCTTTCGAGAACAACCGAAGACGCCGCAGCGGAAGAGGAAAGCCTTACCAAGTCCACTGCCCAGCTTAAGAACGTTTGGGGCGACTTCACCGACCAAATCGGAAATGCAGCAGCCCCAGCACTAATTTCAATAATCACATTCCTGAAGAACAAAGTTGTTTGGATCGACAAGGTAATCACTGGGATCACTACACTCGCCGCGGTTTGGTTCACAGCTGTTACTGGCATGGCGAAGGTTTGGAAGTCGGCTTTCACCCTTGATTGGGACGGAGTGAAAGAAGCCGTGCGCGGTGCTATGGCGGGTATTGAAGCCATTACCTTGGAATCTGCCGAGAAAATTAGAGAGATGGAACAAGAGTCGGCAGCAAAGACCGTAGAAGTTCAGCGGCAGAAGGTCCAAACAGTTGTTGATCTTAGCGCTGAAGAGTTGCGGGCGAAGGAAGAACAGCAAAGGCGTTTTGAACAAATGGACCTTGAGCTGGACCAGAAGATCGCAGCTCTCGGAGATCAAACTTATCAGAAGAAACTTGCCTCATTTAACGCGGAGATAAATGCGCGAAAGGCGAAAATAAACCGAGAGATAACAGACGAGGTCCAGAAGTTAAAACTCTTGGCCAAGCTAGACCAGCTGCGCGAAGATCAGATCGCAAAGCTTGCGAAGATAGAGGCTGAACTTAAACGGGAAATGGCATTTCAGACGATGGAAACCGCGGTTCAGACGCTCTCCGTCCTAAATTCACTATCTGAGAGTGGTACTAAGTCCGAAATTAACAGGGCAAAAGCCATTCTCGCATTAGAGAAATCAATCGCAATCGCTCGCATTTTGTCTTCGCCGGAGTCCGTGATGAATCCCGCTTTAAAGGCCGCCAGTATAGCCCTAACAGTTGCTCAATTCGCACAACAACACCAAGCCATTGACCGGGCCGCGTCAGCCTTTCAATCAGGTCAGCGCAGCATCTCCGTCGATACTCCAATCGGGGGTGGCCGAACCATTGAGGAAACGTTCGGCGGGGGTGGCGGGGGCGGGACTTTTCCAGTCGGCGGCGGATCTTCAGTCGGTTTTTCTAGTGGTGGTGGAGGTGGAGGAGGCGGTGGCGGGACCGTTATTAACAACACAATCAACGTGGCGATCGACATCGATAAGTTGAGCGTGGAGAACACGCGCCAGATCATGCTTGGGATCACTGAGAGCGTACGCCAAGGGGTTACGGAAGGGGTACAGCTCGCAAATGCTTTAAGAAATTCGGCCGATAGAAACGGCTCACTGGCGGTTTAAATGGCAGAGCCAAAGATTTACACCAAGAACTATGTGAGCGCGGATGACAGCTTCACATCATCCCACGGGAGCACCTTCTTAAGCCGGATTTATGACCGGGACAAGAGAAGTGTCTGGGTGAGCTCCGGTGCAGACGATGACGCAACTGAAGTCACCATTGAGATCACCTTTTACGAAGGCGTGAATGCGGTTGACCGGACGATAGACCGATGCATCATCCTAAACCATAACCTGAAGGCTCCAACCATTGAATATTGGGATGGTGACTCATGGGAAACGTTTGCCACAGGTGTAGCTCTGGCAACATCGAACAATATCTTCACATCGACGGAGCGGACCACTTCTAAGGTTCGTGTGCGATGCTCAACCACTCAGGTGGAAGATGCAGAGAAGCAGATCGGTGAGCTCGTATTCTGCAAGCTTCAAGCAGATATTGGCCAGGACATGTCGGACTATGACCCGTCGTGGCGGCAAGAATCGCGGGAGATGAAACTCGCTGATGGTTCGCTTCATCGGTCCGTCATTAAGCATTCGCAGTACAGATCTGAGAAATATGAGGCCCGATTGAGTTTCCTCTATCTCACCACATCAA